TTATGCATGTTTCATGGGTATGATATTATCGTTTGACTGCATTTTGACTGCATTATAGTAATCCTCCAGTTTATCCGGCTCCACATCGAAAAATCCAAAATGGGTGTAGGTGTCAAGCGTGGTCTTAATGTCATCGTGTCCGAGGAGATACTGAGCCTGCTTGATATCAACACCTGCTTTGTATAAATCACTGGCATAGGTGTGCCGGAAAATATGTGGCGTGATATCATCTGATAGAGGGGTGCTTGATACAGCCTGAACTTTTTTAAGTATTTTTTCCCATTTATAATCGAGGGTAGAAATATATCTGCCGCTTTTTGAGGGAAAAAGAATTCCCGATCGGCCTTTTATGAATTCGAAAAGGATTTTTGCCAACGGGGCGGGAATCGGTATCTGGCGGAGTCCGGCAGCAGTCTTTGTGTATTCCTGCAGGCAGGTATTGATTTTCTTACTGGCAACCAATGTTTTAGAAACGTAAATCTGATTCTTTTTTAAGTCGATATCTTTTACATCTAATGCAAGCGCTTCGCACTTTCTTAAGCCAGTGTAGAGAAGCAGGTTGATGAAGCAGCGCTCAAAACTATCAAGGTCTGCTATTTCAAATAACAGACGTTCTTCAGACGTAAGAGCGCGCTTTGGTTTTTTGTCTATTTTGACTCTCTTCATTCCAGCAGTAATATCTTTTGCCATAATGTCTTTCTGGACTGCATAACGGACGATTGCTTTGATTCGGGACAGGCACAGATTGTACTGGGCCAGTTTTTTTGATTTTATCATATAGCTTCGAAACGATTCAATGTGCGACATCCGTAAGTCTTTGATTCTTATATCTCCGATATAGCTGTTAACGGTACTTAACTGACCTTTAATCGTACTTATTGTCTGGTCTCTAACGCTTCCGAGCTTCTCGTTTGTAAGCCATAATTCAGACAATTCTTTAAAGGTGGTGTTCTGTTCCTGTAAGATGATTCCTTTGTCCATAAGACTCATAAAATCACGATAGTTCTTATCTAATTCTTTGATAGTGCTGCCATAAATTGTTTTACGGACTGGTTTTCCGTCTTTGATACCGATGGTTACCTGCTTGGAGTATCTTCCATCTTTACGTTTCTTAGGCATAATACTTCTCCTTTCTTTCGAAAGGGCATAAAAATAGCCCTGTATTTTTTGCCAGAGCTGTGATACAATATGCTTGTTGAGGGCATGTGTATCGGCTCTGGCTGATATGTGTGTTGGAAAGCTCTGGGAGTTGGTAGCTCCTGGGGCTTTTTTCATGCTAAATTAATTCTGAAATTATTATACTCAAATCTTCATAAATGCCAACTTCGGCTTTTTCGTTAAATGGGATGATGATTGGTGCAGCATCTTCTTCATAGTGGTAGATGGTGGTACGTTCTTTGGCGAGATCGACAATCCAATATTCGCGTACACCTGCTTCGGAATAAAGAGCATTTTTCTTAGTGTAATCCATTTTTCTGCTTGAAGGTGAGACTATCTCAATAATGAAGTCTGGCGCGCCATTGCAACCACGATCTGAAAGTTTGTTTTTGTCACAAATCACAGAGATATCAGGTTCTACCCAGTTTTTGTCATCGGCATCAAGATTTACAGCAAATGGCGCTGGGTATACCTCACAATCTCCGCGATGGCTGTCAATGTAGTTGCCGAGAATCTTCGTAAACGCGGCAATCAGCTTCTGGTGATTCCTGCTGGGCGGTGCCATGGCGTAGAGCTGGCCGTCGATCAGTTCGGCGCGGTCACCTTCGGGGAGATTCCAGTAGTCTTCTGATGAGTATGTTTTCTTGTCTGGCAATGGCATGAAGGGCACTTCCTTTCTTGTTTCAATTCACAATAGGGGGTGATAGCATTAAGGCTTTCTGGTTAAAGTTCAATATCAATTCCAGCCTCTTCAGCTACTTGCATGAGTTCCTGGAAATTTTTTGAGTTTCTATTTTTCATTCTTCGATATGCACCAAAGGATTTGGGCGCATGTTCTGGAAGTTGATAAAATATATGATAATATTCTTTTCGATCTCGATTTTTCTTTTGACGCTCTTGCTGTTCTTGAATTAACTCAGGAGTATTGACAACATTACTTCTTAAAAAAACTTTATTTGGTGTATGATATAGAAAATTATTTAAGTCAAGCTCCGCTCTCTCTGCTTCTTCAAAAAATCCCATCTCTATATTCCACTGGACAATTCTATAGTAATCATATTCTCCCCATAAAATCGTGCTATGTTTCATAAGTTCGATCATTTTTCTTAGACAAGTTGAGCAAAGTTCAAAATCGTGTCTTATATAAAAATGTCCTGCTTTCATGCGTACAATATAATCCAAACATTTTGTTACATCTGGGAATGGACCATTTTGTCTTGAAAAATTTGGAATTGGTAACCTTTCAATATCTCCTTTATTTTCAAAATCATACTTTTCTCCATCAGAGATAAAAAATCTTGCTTGATAATAATTTCTACCATCGTTGGGATCAATTTTGTATAAAATACCATTCTTAAAATAAAGTGTCTGTTCCATTAATGCACTCCAAGATATTGCTTAATCTAATGGTCATTAATCATAAGCTGCTACCATACCATTGCTGACTATCAGCCAGTTCAAAATCATCGAAGCCTTTCATGCTTCGTACAACTTCAAGGTGTTCTTCTAGCTGCTTTAGCTCTTTTTGTATCCTTTTCTGTTCGGCTTGGATTTTTTTCAGACGCTGCAAAAATCTTTTAGCGGACATCGGTTGAGTCTCTACAGGAATTGTAATAGCAGCGTGCGCGGCAGCTTCTATAGTTTGTACGTTTTCTTTTTGGAAATCATCATTTTCAATATGACGCATGGCATGGCGATAGGCTTTGAGCTGTTCGTCATATGATAGCCGTGCGTTAATCATGATCGTAAAGCTATCATCTTCATTTTCAAAAACCATTTCATTCCCAGGAGCTGGGAAATCAAGTAAGACGACATTAACATCCGGTGTCATCGTTACCACGTTCCTTTCTTTTCAAAGCGAGCGCCATATTGTGTAAGGCGCGAAGATCGTCTGCATCCATGTCGCGCTGAACATCGAATAATGCGCGAAGTTCCTTGTTCTCGAATATTTCCTGGGCAGCCTGAGCGGTTTCGTCGTTGAGATAATAACGGTCATTAGAATCGTCTTTTTCTTCAATCAGATCAGACCGTTTACAGTTGAACAAATCGCACATTGCGTCAACTTTGTCCATTCTGGGCGTTTTTATACCATTACACCAATTATATACAGAAGTGGTTCCGACGCCTAAGTGCTTAGCTAATTCGGCCTGTGTTATTTCATATTTACTTAGATAATATCGAAGTCGTTTAGAAAATACAGCATTAAATTCTTGTTCTGGCATTTTTACACCCCTTTCTTCTTTAAGATTATAATACACCAAAAGTGAAAAAGTTGCAACATAAAAATGAAAATATATCACTTTTAGTGTTGACACACACTTAAAGTGATGGTATACTAATTCCAGAATAAAGGAAGGAGGTGCGAAAAGTGGCAGAAGTGATACAAATTAGCTTGGCAGCAGCGAGAGTAAATGCCAAGTTGACGCAGGAAGAAGTGGCAAATATGATGAAAATCGGTAAAAGAACGGTAATTAATTGGGAAAAAGGAGTGGCTATGCCGTCATTTGCAGACTTAAACATGTTGTCTAATATTTATGGAATACCTGTAGATAATATTTTTTTGTCTGCGAAATCCACTTAAAGTGATGCGTGAGGATGAAAAGGAGGCGAGAAAAGATGGGGGACGGCCAGATATTAACCATCAAAGACTGTATGGTCCGCCATAACAAGAGCTACGACACCATAGCGGCCCTGTTCAAGCGTAAAGGCTCTCCGGCCTTCCGAGTAGGGCGCGAGTGGCAGGTAGACGTTATAAAGTGGGATGCTTATCTGCTTAAACTAGCGGAAGAAGCAAAAGGGTAGCATGGCGGGCAGAGTAGAAAAAGGGGGAGATAACGATGCAGAAGTATTACACAGACCTCGACGACTTCGAGGACGACAGCCGATCCCGCCTGCTGGAAGTAACGGAGCGGTGGCTGATGCCGGCGGTTATCTTTGTGGCTGGAGTGATTATCATTTTAGCAGTTTGCGCACGATTGGAGGCGCTGCGATAGGAGGTGAGAAAGTGGATGAGCTAATGAAAATAAGCTACGAGAGCGGACAACCTACGGTGTCGGCAAGGGATTTATATGATCTGCTTTCCGAAGACGGAGGAACAAAAGGAACCGAACGTTTTAGTAAATGGTTTGAAAGGTACCGCGGATATGGTTTTGAGCAGGGCAGTGATTTTTCAACCCCGAACAAAAAAGTACGGGTTCAAACCGAGGGTACAAGAGATGTACGAAGGGAAGTCGAAGATTACGACCTGTCTGTGGATATGGCAAAACAGATTTGTATGTTGCAGAGAACAAATAAAGGAATGGAGTTGCGGCAGTATCTCTTGGATTTGGAAAAAGCGTGGAATACACCGGAACAGGTCTTCGCCCGGGCGTTAAAGATGGCAGATCAGACAATCAACCGGCTACAGAGCGATATCACCCGAATGAGGCCGAAAGAAATATTTGCCGATGCTGTTACGGCGAGTCATACATCAATCCTCGTGGGAGATATGGCAAAGCTATTAAAGCAGAACGGTGTAGATATGGGCGCCCAACGGCTTTTTACATGGCTCCGCGATAACGGATATCTGATCAGGCGTAAAGGCGCAGACTGGAACATGCCAACGCAGCGGTCTATGGAGATGGGGCTGTTTGAAATCAAAGAAAGTACTCATCTGGACGGAAACGGCTGTAATGTAACGACCAGGACGCCAAAAGTTACCGGAAAAGGTCAGCAGTATTTTATCAATAAATTTTTGGGAGGTGAACAGAGTGCATAAAATCATACTCAATATAATTTACCGGCTTGAAACTCTACGGAATCAGGCACCGGCGTGCGAGAAATCGGCGTACACGAAAGCTATTGCGGAAGTAATGGATATATATGACATAGCCTGCTTTAGCAAGGCAGAAAAGAAGGATAAGAAAAAGAGCCCGGCAGGTGCGAACTGCCATGGCTCAGGTAAATAGAAAACAAATTTTCATCCTCATTATATATGAGGCATTGGAGGAAATCAAGCGTGAAATTAACAAAAATAAAGATCAAGAATCTTTTTGGTATTAAAGAGTACGAAGCAGACGGCCAGAGCGTAGAACTTTCCGGCAGAAACGGAGCCGGTAAAACTTCTGTAATTGATGCGATCCGTCTGGCGCTAACAAACCGTTCTGATCGCGAGTACATCGTAAGGGACGGGGAGACAGAAGGGGAAATTTTAATTGAAACTGACAATGGGCTGCGGATTGATCGTAAGATCAGAACAAACCAGGCAGATTACAAGAGCGTGAAAAAAGACGGCCACGAAGTCGGAAGCCCTGAAACTTTTTTGAAGGATATCTTCACCCCGTTGCAGCTATCCCCGGTAGAATTTATGGCAATGGACAGAAAAAAGCAGAATGCGATTATCTTGGATATGATTGACTACCCATGGGATATGAACAAAATCCGGGAATGGTTCGGAGAGATCCCAGGCTGGGTGTCATATGACCAGAACATTCTCCAGGTACTCCATGATATCCAGTCCGAAAACGGCGAGTACTTCCAGACCCGGCAGGATATTAACCGGGATATCCGTAACAAAAGAGCATTTATCGAAGATATCGCGGATGTGATCCCGGCCGGGTACGATGCCGAGAAGTGGGATAACGAGAATGTCGGAGAGCTTTACCGGGAGATCGAGAAGATTCGTAAAGAGAATGAGACAATCGAAAAGGCAAAACGGATGCTTGAAAGTCGTAGCAATAAGATGAGAGCCTTTGAAGCGGACAGAGAGATCGAATTGTCTGCCATCGAGAAGGAGTTTACCCGGCGGGAGACTAATCTTAAAGAACAGATTGCCTCTCTTGAGGAGCAGATCAGGTCATGCAAAAAGGAACTGTCAGGGCTCAATGAGAAGAAACAGGACAAGATCAGCCTAGCGGAGCAGACCTATAAAACGAACGTGGCTAAGTATGATGCAGAACTATCCCAATACGAAGAATATGCCAGCAAAGAAGTGAAAAGTACCGCAGAGCTCACCGAGAAGGCCGAATATGCCGAGGAAATGAAGGGCCATTTAAATGAGTACCGCCGCATGGAGAACCTGCAATCAGAGGTTGAGAAACTGGCGGCAGAATCCAAAGCCTTGACCGATAAAATCGAGAAGGCAAGGGAACTTCCGGGGGAAATCCTTCAGGAAGCAACCATTCCGATTGATGGACTTACGGTAAAAGATGGCATTCCTTTAATCCACGGACTTCCAATCAGTAACCTTTCCGATGGCGAGAAACTGGATCTTTGCATCGACGTAGCTATCCAGAAACCGAACGGATTGCAGATCATTCTTATTGATGGCGTAGAGAAGCTGTCATCTGATATGAGGAACGAACTATACCGGAAATGTAAGGAAAAGGGATTACAGTTCATTGCCACAAGAACAACTGATGAACCAGAATTAACCGTAGTCGAATTATAGGAGGAAGCCATGGAAGAGATTATGAATGTTGAAAATACAGCGCTTGCAAACCCATTTAACAACGAATCGAATTTTAAAATGCTGATGAAGATGGCGGAGGCTTTCGCAAGTACAGAAATTATACCGCAGAACTACCAGAACAAGCCGGCCGACTGCATGATTGCCATTGACATGGCAAACCGGATGCATGTAAGTCCTATGTTTGTTATGCAGAATCTCTATGTTGTGAAAGGAAAACCTTCATGGAGTGGACAGGCCTGCATGTCGCTGATTAAGTCTAATACTGAGTTTAAGGACGTTAAGCCAGTATATACAGGGGAAGCAGGCACAAATACATGGGGGTGCCATATAGAGGCTATAAGGCGGTCTACAGGTGAACTTGTCCGTGGTCCTGAAATTACAATAGGGGTGGCCAAAGCTGAAAAGTGGTTCTCTAAGATCGACCGCTACGGAAATGAAACATCAAAATGGCAGACAATGCCGGAACTGATGCTTGCGTATCGCGCTAGTGCATTCTTTGCCCGCGTCTACATTCCTGACGCCCTCCTTGGGTGTTCTGTTGAGGGGGAAGCTGAGGATATAATCCGGGAGAAAGACATTCCTGAAATCCCCGATATCTTTGGTGAGAAAGAGAAGGAGGCACAGGCATGATCTTAACAGCAGAAAATTATTTTAGTAAGGAAGCTGACCGGGAATATCTCTCGGTCAGCCAGTACAAGAACTTTATGGGAACTATTGGGCGCCCGGCCTGTGAGGCTGAAGCTATGGCAAAATTAAACGGAGAGTGGGAAATGAAAAAGACCACGGCGCTTATGGTTGGGTCTTATGTAGACGCTCACTTTGAAGGGACTCTTAGTCTGTTCCAGGCACAGAACCCAGAAATTTTCACGAAACAGGGAGCATTGAAAGCCGAGTATCGCAAGGCCGAAGAAATCATCAATAGAATTGAGCGTGATGATCTTTTTATGAAATTCATGGGCGGAGAGAAACAGGTTATTATGACGGCAGACATGTTCGGGAGTCCGTGGAAGATAAAAATTGACAGCTATTTGCCTGGTAAGGCCATTGTGGACCTGAAGGTCATGAGAGAACTGCATAAGGCGGAGTACACGAAAGATTACGGCTATATGAATTTCATAGAGTACTGGGGTTATGACCTCCAGGCGGCAGTCTATCAGGAAGTAGTCTATCAAAATACCGGAGAGCGTCTTCCGTTCTTCGTTGCAGCCGCTTCGAAAGAAGAGGAAACCGATATAGAACTGATATGGATTCCAGACGACCATTTACGTGAAAAGCTGATTGAGGTGGAAAATAACACACCGAAGATCGTAGCGCTGAAGAACGGAGAAGTAGAGCCGATCAGATGCGGTCTCTGTGATTACTGTAAACACACAAAGGTATTGATGAGACCAATACACTTTACAGAACTTTTAGGGGAGGTGTAAGCAATGATATCATTATTAACCGATGATATGGATCACTGCTTCTTCTGCGGCCGCCCTGCCGATTGTGAACATCACCTTATTTTCGGATCGGCAAATCGAGAACTGGCGGATGAAGACTGTCTTAAGGTTCCTATTTGCAACAACTGCCATACCGAAGGAAAAGTTAACAGCAGAATCCATGATAACCCGATGGCTGAAAAGCTTTCAAAGATGCTTGGTCAGATGGCATATGAAAAAGAATTGGCATTGAAAATGGTTCCGATGGGAAGAGAACTATTCCGTGCAAGGTATGGAAAAAGCTATTTATAGCCTTGTGATCCCGAAAGGGAATTACATACAAGCATGTGTCACGACATGCCATTGGTATTACCGGTACTGCCTATTTCAGGGGCGGTACCGGGGAAAGGAGCCTATGGAATATAAGTTGGTGATATTTGGCCGCCTCGATGGCCTGAATGACTATACAGCAGCAAACCGGACAAACCCGCATAAGGGTGGGAAGATGAAGAAAGACAACGAGGAAACCGTCATATGGGCGATCAGACAGCAGTTACGGCGGTTACATATAGAAAAGCCCGTGTTCCTTAAATTCTCATGGTATGAGCCAAATAAGCGGAGGGACCATGACAATGTGTCAAGCTTTGGCAGGAAGGTGATCCAGGACGCACTTGTGAAATGCGGTGTGCTGAAAGATGATGGGTGGGACTACGTCATAGGGTTTACGGACCAATTTTTCTGTGATCGAAATGAACCTCGCATCGAAGTACTGATTGAAGAACGGGAGTGATATTTTGGGAGGAGATGGAAACTACATAAAAATAAGCCGGAACATTCTCGAATGGGAGTGGTATCGGAATATCAATACAAAGGTTCTATTCCTTCACATGTTACTGAAAGCAAACTGGAAAGAGGGAAGGTTTGAAGGTACAACGGTTCCGCGTGGTTCTTTTATTTCTTCTTATCCGCGTCTTTGCGAGGAATGCGACCTTACAATTAATGAGTTACGGACTGCTTTAAAACATTTGACGTCAACAGGAGAAATCACAGTCAAAACACAGTCCAAATACAGCGTATTTACGGTAAATAACTACAGCCTGTATCAGGATATTAACAGTCAAACCACAGTCAATCAACAGTCTGATACCAGTCAATGCACAGACAAGGCACACTCTATTAACAGTCTATTAACAACAATAGAAGAAGGAAAGAAAGAAAAAAGGGAAGAACTTGAAGAAGAGAAAGAAGGAAAGAAAAAAGATAATCGTAATTATCAAGAGATAATTACTCTGTATAATTCGCTTTGCAAATCATACCCCCATGTGACAAAGCTGTCAGACAAACGGCGTCGGGCAATTGGGGCAAGGCTTAACAGCGGCTATACGGCAGATGATTTTCGTAAACTCTTTGAACTTGCAGAGCAGAGTGAATTTTTAAAAGGCAAAAATAATAAAAACTGGTCAGCGACATTTGACTGGCTTATCAGTGACGGTAATATGGCTAAGGTGCTTGACGGCAATTACAGTAACAGGCCAGAGCCATCATACAGCCCTGTAGGGAAACAGCAGGACAAGCAAAACGAGAGCCGGGAAATGATGTATAACTGGGCGATGTCAAGAGGAGGAGAGGAATGAACACAAAGGAATTTGCCGTATTTGCAGATCGGATAAAAACAGCATATCCAAAAGACAACCTGCTGGCAACGGGAGATCAGATGGACTGGTGGTATGAACTACTGGGAGATATTCCTTTTCAGGTTGCTATAATGGCTCTCAAGAAATACGCACTGTCTAACAAATTTCCACCTGCAATATCAGACTTAAGACTGTATGCGGCAGATTTGATGGAAACGCGTATCCCCGATGCTGACGAAGCGTGGGGCGAGGTCAACATGGCTGTAAGGCGCTACGGATATATGAGGGAGGCGGAGGCACTGAAAAGCCTCAGCGGTCCAGTACGTAGGGCTGTAGAGCGTACCGGCTGGCAGAACATATGCCAATCACCTTATGATCAGGTGAACACACTGAAAGCACAGTTCCGTGGAGCCTATGAAGCAGAGCAGCGACGAGCTGTCGAGTTTCACAAAATGCCAGAACATTTAAAAATCGAGCAGGCAGGAATACAGCCTGAAGCAGCCCTTCCGATGATGGAGGACCAGAAATGAATGAAGAAGCGGCAAGAAAGCTGGCAAGGTATCGTGTGGGAGAAGACCAACACATGGGAAAGTCCATGACTGCTGATGAGATTGAACTACGGCGTGGTTATGTACGAAACATGTTGAGAAATGTGCCAGGGTGGAAAGATTTGACTGACGAGCAGCTTGACAGGGTGAGGATTTACCGTACAGGAGAGGACTGGTACGTGGAAGATGCAGATTTCTATGAATACAGATTTTAGGAGGCGACAGACCATGAAAGAGCGTCATGAGCAGATCAGGGATTACATTGTACAGTACACCATATCCCACGGCTGGCCTCCCTCTGTACGTGAAATCGGGGAAGGCGTAGGGCTGGAGAGCACGAGCAGTGTACAATTGCATCTCAAGCAGATGGCAGACGCGGGGATCATTAAAATGGTGCCGGGGCAGCCGAGGTGTATTGCGGTGCCGGGAGTAAAGATCACATGGGAAGGGGATGCAGAATGCGGAAAAGTAAGTGTCTAAAAATGCATTACCCGGAATCTATTTGTATGGCAGAAAGAATTGTATTGTTTCACGGAACCAGATTTCGCATTGCTTTGAGTGTTCATGAGTTTTACTGCAAGAAGTGCAAGAAGATTCGGAATTTGTGGTTTATCAATAGATAATTGACGTTTAGGAGGTGCAGAATGAAAGATTATGCGCAATTGTACGATGATGAACTGGATTATGAGAGAGATATCGAGACAGGATTAGAACAGCTTTGCGAGCTGAGGTTAAAAATGTACCGTGAGAAAGACACCGACATTTTGAAAGAGATTACCCCTGTGCTCAACGCGATTATCCACGATGCAGAACGGTACAGGGATTGGATTCAGGCACAGAATTAAGATTGAGGTGATGCAGTGAGAAGGATGAGATTGATTAAGATAGTTGTGCCAGAAATTGTAGCTTATTTCGTACAGGGGACGGAAGCGCCAGAACCAGAATATAATTGCACCTGTGGAATGGGTGTGGCTAAAGAATATAAATGCTGTCCATACTGTGGCGCAGAGCTGGCGTGGGGGCAGGTAAAGAAGCCATCAAAAGAATTCAGCAAAATGCTGGAACGATTGTAAATTAGTATTTTCAAGATACCCGGAAAGGATGATGAGATTGCGGAAATTATTATTAAAACTGGCACATAGGATTCTAAAAAAATATGGGGTGATTCCTCTGGATTTTAAAGACAAGGTCTTTTTTATGGGAACGATTTACGAAATTCAGAGTTATGTTATTTCAAAAGAATTTTTTAAAACTGATGTTACTATAGAGATGTGTGATTGCTTGAAATTGCCTGATTTTGGGGAATCATGATTGAAAATTCCGGAGGAGTGGAGGAAAGTGATACATGTTTAATTGGATTCGACATTGTCTTTGTATACATGATTTTGAAATAGTAAAACAAAATGAGTATCCAGACAAGACAGTAACGACGTATTTGTGCAAGAAATGTGGCTGGATTCGGAAGGTGACGACAAGATAAGTTAGATTAATATTCCGGGACTGCCGGAAGAAAGGAAAAAAATCATGGGATTAATTGATGTGTTTGAGAAAGAGGATCGAACGGAAATAAAGTTGAGCCAACTCTGTGAAATGTTAAGCGCAGGTGCCAAAACTGAATTGCTTATGAACGCTGTAAACTGTGATGTGCCTCACCAGTATATCAGAGAAATGGTAACAGGAGAAAAAGAAGTGTCTGATTGCGTCTTATTTTCAACAGAAAAACGATAATCGGTAGTATTAATATTTGGAGGACAAGAATCATGAAAAAAATAAAGTTCAGAGCTTGGGATACAGAGAAAAAAGAAATGGCAGAGGTTTTGTCTATGAGCTTCAATGATGATGAAATACATCTCATGGATAAAGAGTGTCGTACATGGACTACTGTTAAAGATTATATTGCTATCCCTATGCAATACACTGGCCTTCACGATAAGAATGGCGTAGAGGTTTACGAGGGAGACATAATTTTAGCAGGACACCACCAGTGGAAGTGTAAAGTTGTGTGGGATGAAGAGTGTGCAAGATTCATTGCATTAACAAATGAAAAAGATGTGAGAATCATTTATGTCGATATGAAGGATAGAAATCAAGAATCCGCAGTTGAAGTGATTGGAAATATCTATGAGAATCCGGAATTGCTTAATCCACAAAACTGATATTTGACCGATTAAGAAAGGAGCTGGAACCTTTCCGGAAAACAGGCGCGCCGGGTTCCTTTTTTGAAAATGAAAGCAATTATGAAATACCCAGGCAGTAAATGGAGTATAGCGGATTGGATTATCAGTTATTTTCCGCAGCACCACAGCTACATTGAACCGTTTTTCGGTAGCGGCGCAGTGCTATTCAATAAGCCGCGGTCCAATATCGAGACTGTAAACGACCTCGACGGAAACGTTGTAAACTTGTTTGAGTGGATCAGGAAAGACCCGGAGCGCCTAGCACGGGAAATATATTACACGCCTTACGCAAGGCAGGTATACGATTCAGCGTTTGAATCGGTACCAGAGGACAGTTTTGGACGGGCAGTGAATTTCTACATACGGCTTAATATGGGACACGGGTTCCGGACCAATGGCGAAAAGGTGGGCTGGAAGAACGACGTACAAGGCAGAGAGCGGGCCTATGCTGCGAAAGATTGGTGTAATCTGCCTGAGAAAATAATGGCGGCCGCTGAAAGGCTGCGAGGCGTGCAAATTGAAAACATGCCGGCCGTGGAATTAATCAAACGCTTCAACCATTCCAATGTATTGATCTATGCGGACCCGCCATATGTTTTATCGGCCAGGCACGGGAAACAGTACCGGTATGAGATGGACAACGGGGCGCAAACTGAATTACTGGAAGTTCTTCACGCCCATAAGGGGCCGGTACTAATTAGTGGATATGATAGCGAGTTGTATAATGACAGCTTACACGATTGGTACCGTGTAGAAACTGACTGCTATTCCCAAATCGCATCAAAGAAGCGTGAAGTGTTGTGGATGAATTTTGCCCCTGCAGGGCAGATGAGCATAAAAGACTTTCTGGAGGTGAGACCATGAGCGGTTTGATTATAGATTGCTTTGCCGGTGGCGGCGGGGCAAGTGTGGGTATAGAAATGGCACTGGGGCGGCCGGTTGATATAGCTATCAATCATGATCCGCAGGCGATTCGGATGCACAAAGTCAATCATCCGGATACGCTGCATCTGACCGAGGATATATTTAAGGTCGATCTTAAAAAGTATGTTGCTGGCCGCCATGTAGCACTTATGTGGGCCTCTCCAGATTGTACCAGTCATAGCAAGGCAAAAGGAGGTCAGCCGCGTAACAAGGGGCTTAGAATTCTGCCATGGGCGGTGTACAAGCACGCTAAAGCAATTCTTCCCGATGTTATCTTGATGGAAAACGTCGAGGAAATACAGCAGTGGGGACCGCTAGACGAGGCAGGGCACCCAATAAAAGAAAGAGCCGGAGAGGACTACAAACGATTCATAGCGGCCATGAAACGATTGGGATATGATTTTGACAGCCGGGAACTGGTAGCGGCAGATTACGGAGCGCCGACAACGCGGAAGCGATGGTATGCAATCTTCCGCAGAGACGGGAATGTGATTACATGGCCGGAGCCAACACACAGTAAGAGCGGAGCAGATGGCCGGCTGAAGTGGCTGGAATGTGGGGATTATATTGATTGGTCAGATTTGGGGCGTTCCATATTTGACCGTCCACGGCCGCTGGCAGATGCCACCATGAAACGGATAGCAAACGGATACGTTAAGTATGTTGTTAACAATCCGCAACCGTACATAGTTAACAATCAGAGCGCCGTTTCCTTTATGATCCAGTATCACGGAGAAACACGGGAAGGTGATTCGCGCGGCCAACTGCTGACGGAGCCGATAAAGACAATTGATACCAGCAACCGGTATGGTCTGGTTACGGCATTTGTCACTAAATTTTATAAATCCGGGACAGGCCAGATGTGCGAGGAGCCATTACATACCATCACCACATCACCGGGGCATTTCGGGCTTATATCTGCATTCTTGATTAAGTATTACGGTACTGGTTGCGGTCAGGAAGCTGGGCGGCCGTTGGGAACGATAACAACAAAGGATAGATTCGGGTTAGTAAATGTGATAACGGACATAGATGGAGAACAGTATATCTTGAAAGATATCTTCCTCCGTATGCTGAAACCAGAGGAACTTAAGAGAATGCAGGGATTTCCGGAGGATTACATACTTAACCATGACATAGAGGGCAAGCCGTACCCCGTCGGGGAACAGGTGGCGCGGATCGGGAATAGCGTGGTGCCGATAATGGCGCAGGCACTGGTATCTGCAAACTGTCCGTATCTCAAAGTCGGCGAAAGAATGCCGAATATGAGGATCGACGACAGCCACGAACAACTACGGTTTGCTTAACAAAACGATCATTTAGAGGAGGAACGGAATGTGTAATTGCATATATGACATGAAAAAAAGGCTGGAAGAAAAGGGATATGAACATGTACAGCCACCCGTTGAAATTTTGTCAGGGAGAGTATATATATCTTTCACTGCCAGAGAGCCGGGGAAGAAGAGAGAAAGGGAAGTTCCCATCCTACTTTCAAAATGCCCGATTTGTGGAATGAAATACGAAAAAGAATTAGACCCACGAGACATAATTGATTAGATCATGTAGAGGAGGAAAGAAATTGAAGGCAAAAATATGCGCTGGAGAATTTAAACGAATTATTGATAATACAAAGCGATTTGTGGGTGACGGAACGCTCTCGGAGTTAATGCGGTGGACATACTTAGAAATCGACGCGAAAGAAAAAGTAATCCGGGCCACAGCGTTAGAGGGCCACAGAATCTCGATTGAATATGCGGAGCTGGTAGAAGCTGACGAATCATTTACCTGTTACATAAGGCCAACAATTCCGAAGATCACAAAACGCGATAACTATGCGGAATTGGAAGTGAGTAATAGCCGGCTGTATGTGCAGGTGGGAGAGTCAATCATGGGATATGTGCAGCCGGAAGGCCAGTACTATCCTGTTGACAAGATACTGAAGGAATATCAAGAAAAAGAGAAAATGATTACGATAGGGATTAACGCAAAGTACTTAAAAGACGCACTGGATTCCATTAGCACCTACGATTCTGATAAAAAAATGGCGAAGATAGATATATACGACTCTGTATCCCCAGTGATTATCAGAACGGGAAGAAAGGGAGAGCGGGAGAATTTAAAAATTGTTTTACCGGCTCGTTTGAGAGATGACTAAATCGAGAAAGAAGGGGAAAATCAGTGTTCAAAACAAATAAGGTGAGTTCATATTGTTCTGTTTGCGGAAAGGAAATATCGATAAAAGGGAATGATTTGAACCAGATATTTATACACCCGTTACACGCATTAAAACATGAAATTCATTTATGGAGAGTACACCACAGAAGGATGTTGAAGGTAAGTGATTTGCTAAAATGTATACTTCAGGTGGCAATCGGATTTTTATTAAGAATCGTGATGATTATATTATGGATTGTTACTTTTCCCTTTTGGGCGATCCATGAGTTTTGCGAGTAAAATCGTAATATGAAGGAGGTTTGAAACGTGATAGACAACACAAGCTGTAAAATAAGAGGATGTAACAAATGCGACGAATATAAAAAGCACTGTGATGATCTAATGCAGGAGAATGAGGCGTTGCGAATGCGCCTGGCAGAGATACGTGAGCGCATAAATGGCATGGAACTGCCTCACGAATACCATATACTGTATACACGCGGATGGTATGACGCAGTCGAAGAGGTCAGGAGGTACATAAATTGAAACATCAAGAAATCCCGAAAGGGTACATAACCCAGAAGGAGATACGGGCCGCACAGCGGTATTACAGGATCGGCCGCAACGTAATCGTACATACCTACAAGGCCCAGGGGATCGACTCCATGGGGCATACCGGCGAGATGCACCGCGGGAAGATTGTGGAGCATTATAAGCACTTTGCATTGGTACGGCTGCCGAGTGGCGTGCTGGATAGCGCGCTATGGCCAGATTTAGTATTGCAGATGCGGAAACGAAAAAGATATAGACAGGGAGGCGAGGCCGGTGGAGCAAAACAGTCCGGCTAAAGAACTGGAGAATTTCTTGAATTTCATAGACCAATGTGTCCAGGAATACAAGGCAGCGTATGAAAATGTGAATGAAGAGGACCGGCGTCTGCAAGATCTGGTTCATGCAATGGAATTTGCAGCGGATAAGTCTGAGCGGAACCGGGTAGCAACGAAGTTTCAGCAGAGTCGGAAATACCGCAGGCAGAATAAAGATATTGTCAAGCGAAATGAGCGGATTGTAAAGTTCTTTGAGGAACAGAAGAACCGGGATACGCTGAATCGGATGCGGCAGCTTCTGGGCCAGCAGAGGAAGGAAGAGGAGTACCTGGATGGGGAGCGTGTGTACAAGCCGCGGGTAGGAAAGGGGTGAGGCCGTTGAATAAGGAGGTGCTGGAACAATATATAGATGCATGTGAATTAATCAAAGAGACAGAGGCAGATATTAGAAGAGTAAAAAAGCAACGCAAGACCATAGTGCAGGATAGAGTACGTGGGTCTATGAGTGAGTTCCCTTATGCAGCACAGAGTTTCAACATACATGGTATGGTATATGCCGCGGCAAGGGAGCCGGGAGAACTGGCGGTGTATGAGCGGTTGCTGGAAGAACGGAAGGCCAAAGCGGAGGAAATCAAGGTGCAGGTGGAAGCCTGGCTGAACACAGTGCCGCAGAGAATGCAGCGGATCATTAAGTATAAGATTTTTGAGGGGAATACATGGGCAGAGACAGCTTCGAGGATAGGGAGGAAAGCCACTCCCGATGGTATACGTAAGGAGTATGAAAATTTTATGAAAACAGCATAAAGTTTTTCCGTTTTTTCCTGTTTTTCCGTTTTGGAAATGTTATAGTATAGACTGGAAGATCTGAAAACAGATTTCCTCCACCAAATATTGACGGCCACCGGCTTTCATCGGTCGGTGGCTGATTTTCTACCCTGGAAGTGGCTTGAAGTCCTGCAAAGCTATATAGCCGCTAAAAAAACTTAACCCTATAGCGGATAAAACGTGACCGTGATTGCAGTAGTCGGTCAGCTATTGGGTGCACTCTGGAAGTAATGAGTTGGCCGCTGGACGGTTGCGGGTAGTTTACAAGGAGTGCTTATGTGGAGCATACCATCAATGGCAGATGGACAGGGTCGCGCCCTGGGTTTCGGTTCGATTCCGTGATGTTCCGCTTCATTCATCATAAGATTTTCTCCTTTGGAAGAGTCCTTGCAGAGATGTGAGGGCTTTTCTTTTGCAGAGGTTTGTGGTAAGATTGAAGTACACAAAAGATAGGAGGATATATACTTTGGCAGGCTGGGATGACATATTGAGAGAATTTAATGAGACAATGTCTCAAAGTGATTTTGTCCGAAGGAAATATTTGAGAAAGCTATCTGAGTATACAGGAAGAAATACTATTGCTTATTATTCTGCATTTCTAAATAAACCCAACGCATCTAATCTTGATATCAATGATTTGGATATGACGGGTTTTATGAATGCCTTGAAGGGGATGGAATGCAGTAAAGGACTTGACATTATATTGCAGACGCCAGGTGGATCACCTGCTTCAGCTGAGGCTATAATTAGTTATTTGCGTAAGAAGTTCAGCAATGACATAAGGGTAATTGTTCCACAGATTGCAATGTCAGCTGGTACGATGATGGCATGCGCAGCGAAGGTAATAATTATGGGAAATCAGTCGAGTTTAGGGCCTGTAGATCCACAGTTTAATGGAATACCAGCATACAATATTCAAATGGAGTTTGAAGAAGCAAAAAAAGATTTGGCTTCTAATCCACAAAATGCACAATATTGGGCAATAAAATTACAACAATACCCCGCTGCGTTTTTAAAAACAGCTATGGACGCAATTGCATTATCGGGAACTTTGTTAAGGGAATGGTTAAGCACATGCATGTTTGAAGGAGAAGATGCGACAAAAGTCGAAGCAATCGTAGCCAAATTAAATGAACATGATGATTCTAAGACTCATGGAAGGCATTTTAATATAGATTTTTGTAGAAATATTGGTTTAAAAATAGTTGCGTTAGAAGATGATAATATATTACAGGATGCAGTGCTAAGCGTTCATCATGCTTATATGTTGACATTAGGAGGCACAGATGTTGTAAAAATTATTGAAAGTCAAAATGGAAAAGCAATAATAAATCACGAATAATAGTTGCATAATATAGTTATTATGTATATAATGCAATAAACAGGAGGATGTGATGAACAATATGAATTATGCAGTTGTAGATCGACTATATCGTACTTTAGGAATCAAAAACGATGATAAGATACCTAAAAGAATATTAAATACAGGAACAATGGATAGGAAATTAAATACAAATTATTCCGCCGTTATTGGTAATAAACCAAATACAACTTGGAGCAATAGTGCAGAAATGACTAAATAGTGTTATTATAAAGGGCCACCTACCAGTGGCTCTTTTTCTATACTCAAAAACAGAAAGGAAGTGAGCCTGATGGCAAAAGGAAAATACGAATATTGGTTATCGCCTGATGGCTTGCTCCGGCTGGAAGCATACGCCAGAGACGGCCTGACAGATGAGCAGATAGCAAAGAATCTGGATATCGTTCCATCTACGCTGTATGAATGGAAACGGCAGTATTCGGAGATTTCGGAGGCCCTAAAAAAGGGGAAAGAGGTTGTTGACATAGAGGTCGAAAATGCTCTCCTTAAACGAGCCCTCGGATATTCCTATGAGGAAAAGAAGGTGGAGGTCAGCGAAGAGGGGACGAAGGTTACTAAAACCATCAAAGAGGTTGTTCCAGATACAACGGCACAAATATTCTGGTTGAAGAACCGGAGGCCGGATCGATGGCGCGATAAGCAGGATATAGAGCACAGCGGACAGATAGGAGGGGTAACAATTGTCAACGATATCCCCAAACCAGACACAAGTTAGGCTGTCGAGTCTGATTGCTCCGTCCTTTTATGATCTGCATTGGGATATAGCAGAGCACAGACACACGCACTATAAACTCGCCGGAGGCCGAGGATCCACAAAGTCATCGTTTGTTAGCCTGGAAATTATTCTCGGTATGATGCAGGATCCGCAGGCGAATGCGATCGCCATGCGGAAGGTTGGCCGGTTTCTCGATGAGTCTGTATTCCAACAGCTCATATGGGCCATTAACGTTTTAGAGGTGACTGACAAGTGGAAAATACGATATTCGCCGCTTGGACTGACGTATACGCCGTTTGGAAACAAGATCATCTTCCGTGGAGCTGATGATCCGCAGAAGATTAAATCTGTGAAGCTGGCGAATGGATATTTCAAGTATATCTGGTTCGAGGAGCGAGCAGAGTTTGATGGCGACTCGGAAGAACGTACTATACTCCAGTCATTGATGCGAGGCGGCCCTCAATACTTTGTTTTCTACTCGTGGAATCCTCCAAAGTCCATGAATAGCTGGGTGAATCAGGATATCCTCCAGAGTAAGGAAAACGCGATTGTACACCACAGTGACTACAGGACTGTGCCGAAAGAGTGGCTGGGAGACGATTTCTTCATAGAAGCTGAAGACCTGAAAGAAACAAAGCCGAAGGCATATGAACACGAATATCTCGGTATTGCTACAGGAACCGGCGGTCAGGTGTTTGAGAATGTCACAGTACGCCCGATCACAGAGGAAGAGATGGCGCGGTTTGACCGGATTTATCAGGGCCTTGACTTTGGCTTCGGAGCGGATCCGGCTGCTTATATAAAGATGCATTATGACAGGACGCGGAAGCGTCTTTTTCTGTTTGGTGAAATATATGCGCCGCGGCTGGGAAACACAAAGCTGGCGGATCAGATTAAAAAATACAATCCGCTCAACAGAGTAGTGACAGCGGATAGTGAGGACCCCAGAGCGATTGATGCCTTGAATGAACTGGGGTTGCGTGTAGTCGGTGCCAGGAAAGGGCCAGGGTCCGTAGATTTCGGTATGGAGTTCTTGGCTGATGAGGTGAACGAAATCATTATCGATCAGCAGCGTTGTCCGAATGCAGCCAGAGAGTTTACAGGCTATGAACTGGAGCAGGATAAAAACGGCAACTTTAAAGGCAGCTATCCGGATAAAGACAACCATTCGATTGACGCGGTCCGGTATGCATTGGAAGATGTAATGACGAGCAGGAAGGCAAAGGTCAGAAAGAAATCCGATTATGGATTACATTAAGGAGGTGATACCATGTACATATACACACTGCCCCGCGAGAACTGGGATGAGACGAACCCGGATAAACAGGCAATCCGCACACTAATAGTAAAACACCGGCGGGAGGCCAACCAGCTGCGAAAGTCTATGAAGTATTATGAGGGAGAGCATAAGATCCTAACGGAGAGCCGGAAGACAAAGCTGGTGTGCAACCACGCAAAGGATATCAGTGACGCGGCCAGCGCCTACTTTATTGGCAACCCAATTTCATATAACAGCAAAGAGGATATAACACCGCTCACCGATGCCTTTGAGATTGCCGGTGCTGATGAGGCTGACGGGGACAATGGTCTGGACCTGTCAGTGTACGGCCGGAGCTATGAGTACATCTATCCGATGGAGGGCGAGACGGATTTAACGATTAAGAGCCTGTCCCCCGAAAATACCTTTATGGTATATGACGACACGATCGAACAGAAAGAGCTTTTCGCGGTGTATTACTACGCGAAGAAAGATGATTCTGACAAGAAGAGGGCCATCTACGTAGCTACCGTGTTGACGGAACATTATAAGTGGGTGCTGAACATTGAGAATATCGACTGCCCGCAGGCGTTACTTGAAGAACCAAAGCCACACTATTTTGATGAGGTGCCGGTGATAGAGTATTTAAACAACAAGCTTGCAATCGGTGACTTCGAACTTCAGATTCCGCTGATCGACGCCTATAACGCGCTGATGAGTGACCGGATCACGGACAAGGAGCAGTTTATTGATGCAATCCTGGCGCTGTACGGGGCCATGCTGGGAGATAATGAGGCAAAGGACGCAGACGGCAGGACAGCGGCACAGAAGCTTAAGGAAGACCGTTTAATGGAGCTTCCGAAAGATGCGAAGGCTGAGTATATTACCCGTACATTTGATGAATCGGGCGTGGAAATCCTTAAGAAAGCCATTGAACAGGATATCCACAAGTTTAGCCATATTCCGTGTATGACCGATGAGTCCTTTGGCGGGAATGTCAGTGGTGTAGCCATGGAGTTTAAGCTTCTCGGCATGGAGAACATCACAAAGATTAAAACACGGTATTACAAGCGAGGATTACGGAAGCGTCTGAGACTGTTCTCGGCCTGGCTGGCAAAGAGTAAATCAGTCCAGGTGGACATATCCGGTATAACTCCAACATTCTCCCGGGCGATGCCGAAGAATCTGCTGGAGATCAGTCAAATCGTAACGAACCTCTGGGGAAAGATCAGCAGGAAGACGCTGCTTTCGCAAGTGCCGTTTGTGGAGAATGTAGAGGAGGAGCTGGCGGCAGTGGAAAAAGAGGAAGATGAGGCAGCTAAAAAGCAGATGGAAATGTTCGGACTGGGAAGCAATACACCGCCGCCGGACGATGAAGACGAGCCAAAGAAGAAAAAGCCGGGTGAGATAGATGAGTAGTGCATCATACTGGGAGCGCAGGAAGGCCCGCGAGATGTTTCACTATATGGAGAAGGCCGAGGATACCGCCGATGAGATTGCAAAACTGTATCTGAAGTCTTCAGGATATCTCAGTGCTGAGCTGGATAAGATATTCGAGCGATACAAGCGCAAGCACCATTTGACCGATGCAGAGGCGTACAGGCTGCTTAATAGCCTGCATGATAAAACCTCCATCGATGAGTTAAAAGAGGCACTGCGGACCGGCGACGGCGCCCAAAAGGACATTCTGGCAGAGTTGGAAAGCCCGGCATACTGCGCAAGGCTGGAACGATTGGAGCAGCTTCAGAATCAGCTTGATGCGACAATGAAGAATGTCTATCGCCAGGAAAAGAAGATAAATACCAGCCATTATGTAGACCTTGCCAACGAGGCATATTACAGGTCCATTTTTGATATTCAGCAGCGTACAGGGTTAGGGTTTTCCTTCAGCGCAATAGACCCGGCTGTGATAGACCGGGTCATTAACAGTAAGTGGTCAGGAGCCAACTACTCAACACGTATCTGGAATAATACACAGGCCCTTGCACAGGATTTGAAAGAGGAGCTGCTGGTCAATCTGATCACTGGCCGGACCGATCGGGAAGTTGCCGAAATCATAGCGAATAAGTACGCACAGGGAGCCAGTAATGCTCGGCGGTTAGTACGTACAGAATCCTGCAACCTGGCAAATCAGATGGAAATGCAGTCCTATGAGGAATGCGGGATAGAGAAATACCGGTTCGTGGCTACTTTGGACTTAAAGACTTCGGCGGTATGCCGGGAGCTGGACGGAAAGGTTTTTCCAGTATCGGAGCAGCAGCCGGGAAAAAACTGCCCGCCAATGCACCCATGGTGCCGGTCAACGACGATATGCGTGATCGATGAGATAGACATGTCGAATATGAAACGCCGCGCACGTGATCCGGTAACAGGAAAGACGAATACTGTACCTGCTGATATGACATATAAGCAATGGTATGACAAGAATGTCAAAGGAAACGTAGATGCGGAAGCCAAAGAAAAAGAATTACGAAAAAGAAAAAAGAGCACGCAGGAATAACCTGGGTGTTATTTTTATGCCATGGTCCGGGCAATGAACGGACTGGGGCGGAAAGGATAGATATTATGAGAAAGACAGGATTTACGGGGATCAGCCCCAAAATGAATTTACAGTTTTTTGCAGAAAGCGGAGACGGTGCCGGCGCGGATCAGGGCGAAGGCGGCGGAACTGGAAATAAGCCAGATGAAGGCAGCTCTGACGGAGTGGATACTGGCAACAAGGAACCGAAGAGTTTCGATGATCTCTTACAGAATAAAGATTATCAGGCGGAGTTTGACCGCCGTGTCCAGAAGGCCCTGGGGACCGCGAAAGAGAAGTGGACGGCCCTCATGGACGACAAGCTTTCCGAAGCTGATAAGCTGGCGAAGATGAACAAAGAGGAAAAGGCGGAGTACCTGCGGCAGAAGCAGGAAAAGGAGTTGAAGGAGCGGGAAGCGGCAATCACGCGACGGGAGTTGATGGCCGAGGCGAAGAACACACTGGCAGAAAAGAAGCTGCCTGTAGGGCTTGCAGAGGTGCTTAATTACACCGATGCAGAATCCTGCAATAAATCTATGGCGGCAGTAGAGAAAGCCTTCCAGGAGGCCGTACAGGCTGCCGTTGAAGAGAAACTGAAAGGCGGTGAACCGCTAAAGAAAGCACCGTCAGAAGATGGTAAGGACCTTGCAAAACAGGTTGAAGACCTGATGATGGGAATATAAGAAAGGATGAGAAAAGACTATGGCAATTAACACATTAGCAACAGCAACACTTTTTATGAACACTTTAGACAAGGTGGCAATCCGGGAGGCCGTCACTGGCTGGATGGACGCAAACGCCGGACAGGTAATCTATAACGGAGGAGCCGAAGTAAAGATTCCGAAGATGAGCGTTCAGGGCTTGGGAGACTATGACCGGGACAACGGATACCAGCAGGGCGGCGTAACACTGGAATACGAGACCCGCAAAATGACTCAGGACAGAGGCCGGAAATTCCAGCTTGACCCGATCGATATCAACGAGAACAATTTTGTCACAACCGCAGCTGCCGTCATGGGAGAGTTTCAGAGAATGTTTGTAGTGCCTGAGATTGACGCGTATCGTATTTCTAAAATTGCAACCGAGACAATCACGGCTAACAAGGCTGGAATGATCGAATATAATTATACACCAGGAGCAACCGGGACCTCTGCTCTCCGCAAGATCAAGGAGGGAATTAAGGCAATCCGCGAGCTCTACAACGGTCCTCTGGTGATCCATGCCACACCTGACATGATTATGGAATTGGAGATGGAGCTTTCCGGAAAAATCACGAATACCACATTTTCGAAGGGCGGCATTGATACCGCAGTACCATCCGTTGATGGCGTCCCGATCATTTCCACACCTTCCAACCGTATGTACACAGCTATCAAAATTAATGACGGTAAGACACCTGGACAGGAGCGCGGAGGATATGAGAAGGGGGAATCTGCAAAAAATATTAATTTCTTCATTTGTCCGCGTACTACTCCGATTGCCGTCACGAAACAGGATATCATGCGTATTTTTGACCCGACGATCAACCAGAAGCTGAATGCCTGGCAGATGGACTACCGGAGATTCCATGATATTTGGGTACTGGACAATAAACTGGATTCCATCTTCCTGAATATCAAAGACACAAAGGAGTGATGATATATGAGGTTCATCAAAGATAATGTTGAACGCGTAACTGAATCAGAAGCAATGGCTGACAAATTAAAAGCATTGGGTTTTAAGCCACTTGGTTTAGAAACACTTACGCGGGAGCCGGGAGAAGGGAACACGAATATTGGGAAAATGACCGTCCCTGAACTAAAAATCCTAGCAAAAGAAAAAGGTATCGAGGGAGCGGCATCATTGAATAAAGAGGAGCTGCTGGCGGTCCTGAAGGGGTGATCGTAGTGACCGAAATCGAAAAACTGAAACTGTTGACAGGGGAGAGTGATGAGGACTTACTCTCCCTTTTGCTTGCTGATGCAATAGAATATGTACTGGGATATACAAACCGCACCGAGCTTCCCGCAGCGTTGAATAAGCCGGTCCGAGATCTGGCTGTAATTGCCTACAACCGGCTGGGTACTGAAGGAGAGACCGGACGGAGCGAAGGCGGAGAAAGTTACAGCTTTGACGCGGCGCCTAAACAGATATATGACGTATTGGACCGGTACAGGCTGGTAGGAGTCGGAGGCAGACGGTATGAGGCTAAAAAGAAACCGATTGAAAACGTATAGCCATAGGAGTGCGATTTCTAAAAAGGATAATGAAGGCAACTCGTACATTGAGTATGGGATGCCTTCTTCTTTTGAGGCGGAGGTCTGGCCAGCAAGCGGAAAATTGCAGGCAGAAATGTACGGCCAGCGTGTCAACCATATTCAGAATTGCCGGATTAATGCGGGATATGAGACCGTGGTCGATGAAAAGGGCCATGTCAGTTACCAGATCGGCAGTATGACACTGCATGAGGGGGATGGCATCTGCTTAAACGTCCCGGAAGACCATGAACCGGATTACCGTATCATTGCCATACGGCCATACCGGTATCTGACATTGGAGGTTGAAAGAATCTGATGGCGAAGGGAATTAAAGGTCTCGATAAACTCATGAAAAAGTATGGAGAACTTGCCGAGCAGACGGCGGGTGAGTCTATGGGGCGCGCGGTTGGAGCTTCGGCAAAGTTGATACAGGGTGAGGCAAAGTTATTATGCCCCGGCAACGACGGAGAACTTCGTAGAAGTATCAAAACAAGAGTGGAAACAGCAGAGGAAGGAACGATAGGGGCTGTATATACCAATAAAAAATATGGCCCTTATGTAGAACTTGGTACTGGCCCCCGCGGCGAGGCTGATCATGTAGGGATTTCGCCGCTTGTAACGCCTGCCTATTCCCAGTCACCATGGTGGATTCATGAAAGCCAGATTGATGCGAAGATAGCGGAGAAATACCACTGGTTTTATATAGACACGCCAGAAGGTCGCTTTTATCAGTGCTCAGGTCAACCGGCGCAACCGTTTCTGTATCCAGCATTAAAAAACAATGAGGAGCGCGTCACCAGAAATATTGCAAATTATGTTGCAAGGGAAATCAGAAAGGTGTGTAAGTAATGATTAACGTAAAAGACGAAGTATACGCGGCGCTTTGTACGGTGACAGAGAACGTAACCGATTATTACCCGCGTAGCTGGGAGAATGATATCTCGATCCAGTACATGGAAGAGGATAACAAGGTAGCAGAGGAATCCGGCCGCGGGGAAGTAAAATCCTATGTCAGATATCGCATTGATATCTGGTCAAGAAAGAGTACGTCTGCGGCCGCGGTGGCTGTAGATGCGGCCATATCACCTCTGGGACTTAAGCGAACCCAGTGCATGGACGTAGAGGATCCCAGCGGCTTAAAGCACAAGCAGATGCGCTACGAAGGGATTATTGATGTTAGGAGCAGACATGTATACCACGCAATAGGAAAGGAATGATGATATGTTAGCAAATGGAATTACACTTGAGGTAAAGAAAAATGGATCGGAGAGTTATACAGCGCTTCAAGATTTAAAAGAAGTGCCGGAACTTGGAGTGGACGCTGAAAAAGTGGAGAATACCAGATTGAAAGACAAGTTCAAGCATTCAGAGCTCGGGATCGGAGATCCTGGCGATATGGCTTATAAGTTCGTGTATGACAACTCCGGCGCAAGTTCGGATTACAGGGTTCTCCGTGAAATTGCCGATAGCAACAAAGTAGCGTCCTACCGGCAAACATTCCCTGACGGGACAAAGTATGAGTTTGATGCATACAGCAGTATAAAAGTTGGCGGCGGCGGAGTGAATGCGGCGATTGAATTCACACTTACTTTAGGTTTGCAGAGCGATATTAAGGTCACAGACCCAGCAGAATAGAACAGGGAGGAATAGGCAATGACACAGGGATTTGATGAAGAGTTAGAGGTAAAAGAAGAGGAAAAAGTAGTGAGCCTCGAGGAAAGGAAGAAACGCAGACCATTTGCATATTGGGAAGTGGGCGGACAGACATACAAAATGAAACTGACCACGCAGAATATCTGTCGCCTCGAAGACAAATTTAAGACCAGTCTTTTAAACGTGTTGTTCGGGGCCGGAAGTGTGCCTCCGTTATCGGTTATGCTTACAATCACACAGGCTGCCATGCTGCCGTATAACCACAAGATCAAGTATGAAGGCGTGCAGGCGCTGTTTGATAAATACTGTGAGGAAGGTGGTACTCAGATGACCTTCATGACAGACGTATTTATGGAAATCTACAAGGTGTCTGGTTTTTTTACGGAGGATCAGGCGGAAGAGATGGACAAGAGACTGGAAGAGGCGAAAGACCAGATGTAAGCCTTGTATCTGATATGATCGATGATCTGTTCCCTCTCGCATTGGACTGCGGGATATCCCCGGAACGTTTCTGGGAGCTGTCCATACCGGATATCATCGATATCATGGAGTGCAGCCGGCGTCAGGAGGAACGGAAGGTTAAGCGGGAATTGATGAACCTGCATTTCCTCGCACGGGATATCGGCCAGTTTACAGCCGTTGCAATCCAGGGCAGTGACAAGGTAGAAATTATGGAGTTGTGGGATTTCTTCCCGGATCTGTTTGGACGGGAACACGAAGAAACAGAAAAGAAGATACAGGAAAAGCAGCTGGCGGAGTACAAAGCCCGGTTTAACGACTTTGCAATCCGCCATAATCATGCCAGGGCAGGAGGTGGAAACTGATGGGCAAAGGAATGACACTGGAAAAGTTACAGGTAATCATTGAGGCACAGACGAAGCCATACCGGGACGAGGTAGAGAAGCTGAAGAAGCAGACAACGACAGCGGCGAGCCATGTTGAGAGGCAGACTGCGAAGATGAAAAAGTCATTCGGTGGACTAGGGAAGGTAGTTGCTTCCGTTCTGGGAGTTGGCGCCATCGTAGCATTTGCGAAGTCGTGTATTGATCTCGGTTCTGATCTGGCGGAAGTACAGAACGTTGTAGATGTCACCTTCGGCAAAATGTCAGGAGCGGTGGACGCCTTTTCCAAAAACGCGATCACGCAGTTTGGCCTGTCAGAGCTGACGGCCAAAAAGTATATGGGTACTTATGGAGCCATGGCGAAATCGTTTGGTATAGTGGAAGAGGCCGGCTATCAAATGTCTGCCTCTATCACTGGCCTGACTGGTGATGTGGCCTCCTTCTACAACCTGTCTACTGACGAGGCATACACGAAGCTTAAGAGCATCTTTACAGGCGAGACGGAATCCCTCAAGGAATTGGGCGTTGTCATGACACAGACAGCCCTTGACCAGTACGCCTTGAATAATGGCTTCGGTAAGACCACGGCCAAAATGACCGAGCAGGAAAAGGTCATGCTCCGGTATCGGTTCGTCATGTCCAGCCTCGCGGACGCTTCGGGAGATTTTGCCCGAACAAGTACTTCATGGGCAAATCAGGTCCGTGTGTTATCCTTACAGTTCCAGTCTCTGAAGGCTACAATCGGCCAGGGGCTTATTAATGCGTTTACGCCGGTAATCCGGGTAATCAATACAATCCTTGCTAAGCTCCAGACGTTGGCGGCTTACTTTAAGGCATTTACTGTGGCACTGTTTGGTGACGCCGGCGGAAGTAGCGACATAGCGGACTCTATGGATTCAGCGGCCGGTTCTTCCGGGGCTGTGGCCGATAACATGGACAAGGCAGCCGGAGCCGCAAAGAAGATGAAGGAGTACACTCTCGGGATCGATGAACTTAACGTACTGAATCCTGATGAGGGAAGCGGCGGATCGGGCGGAGGTGCCGGAGGTGGCGGTTCCCTGGATTTTGGCGATATGTCAGGGGAACTGTTTGGCGAAGTCACGGTCAATCAGGAGATCGAAGCGGCGGTAGAGCGGTTACGTAAAGCTATCGATGCCATCAAGGAACTTGCGAAACCCACCACGGCTGCACTGAAAAGGCTGTGGAATGAGGGACTGTCCCTGCTGGGGAAATTCACCTGGACAGCGTTAGAGGACTTCTGGAATTACTTTCTTGTGCCGCTTGGAAGCTGGGCGCTTGGAGAGGGATTCCCGCGGTTCATTGACATCACAAATGATTTCCTTAAGACCATTAACTGGGAAGCCATTAACGAGGCGCTGAGGAACTTCTGGAAAGCATTGGAGCCGTTTGCTGAAAGCGTTGGTGAAGGGCTGCTTGATTTTTACGAAGACCTGAGCAAAGTCGGAGCTGCTTTTATTAATACTGTGGTGCCTGGCGGATTAAATGCGCTTGCAGATGCATTGAATAAAATTGATTCAGATCAGGCCAAAGCAATAGGGTATGGATTAGGAGTAATAGCAACATCCATATTGACGTTTAAAATCACGAAAAGTATTTTGGATTTCTTTGACAAACTCAAAGGAGTTATTTTAGCAGCCGGCGGTGCATCAACGTTTGGAATTACACTTACTCTGTCCCTTATTGCATCGACAGGCATATCCTGGGCGTCCGCACTTGATCTTCTTGACCGATATGAGAATGGTACTGACGAAGAGAAAAAAGAGATTGAGGCGAGCTGGGATAAAAACAAGCAAGATTCCGTTGACAAGAATAAATGGGGCATGGGAAACCGCTATGGACAGATGGCAGAGTCAGCAAATGCCTATAAGAACGACAATGCTTATAAGAAGCAGTTTGATTATTTAAAGTCTATGCCCGGGGAAGTAAAGCAGTGGTTTAACCAAAATCTAAAGGATACAAAAGATTGGCTAGATGCGCTTAATGAACAAAGAGAAAAAGAAAGCAGCGACTTTCAAACATGGATAGAGGATAAGAAATCTAATGCGAAACAAAACTGGGAAGAAATCCAGACCTGGTGGGATAATACGATTGGAAGCTGGTGGGATGAACATGTAGCCCCTTGGTTCACAACCGAAAAGTGGTTAGGATTATATGAGAGCGTTAAGACAAGTCTTAAAACTAAGTGGGATGAGACTGTTGCTGTTTGGATATCTGATATTCAAAACTGGTGGAATACACATGTTTCGCCCTGGTTTACAGCAGAAAGATGGTCGCAATTATACAATGATATAAAAGTACAGCTAAAGACAAAATGGGATTCTACAGCTGTTGAGTGGGGATCAGGCATTAAATCTTGGTGGAATCAACATGTATCACCATGGTTTACACCTGAAAGATGGTCGCAGTTGTACCAGAATGTAAAAGTCAAATTAAAAGAAACCTGGGATAATACCGTTGGAGAGTGGGCGATAAATATTCAAACATGGTGGGACAAACATGTAGCTACCTGGTTTACCGCTAAAAAATGGTTGGACGTCTACAAGAGTGTAAAGGAGAGCCTTGGAACTACATGGACGAATACAGTTAATGACTGGAAGAAGAATATAGGAGACTGGTGGGCAAAAGATGTAGAAAAGTGGTTCAAACTTGAAACATGGATTGATATGATGAAAAGAGTTCCGGACGCTTTCAAGGAAACGTTTAAGGGGGCTGTAAATGCGGCTGTTGATCAACTTAACAGATTGATTGACTGGTTAAATGATAAGCTTAATTTCAGCTTTGACGGACTTGAAATACTTGGAGAAGAGATAATTCCTGCTTTTAGCGTCCAGTTGTTTACCATTCCACATATTCCACAGTTTGCAACAGGTGGCTTCCCTGAAGATGGGCTATTTATGGCGAACCACGGTGAACTTGTTGGAAAATTTGCTAATGGGCGCACCGCTGTAGCGAATAATGATCAGATAACACAGGGAATCAAAGAAGCTGTGATTGAAGGAATGAGCGTCGTTATGGCTTCTTACAGTGGAAATAGCGAACCGATTACTATCGAAACACATGTCGATATGGACGGCAGAACTATAGTCAAGCAGACCGATAAAGTACAAAGCCGTAAAGGATTTAACTTCCGAAATCCGCAAACTGTTTAATGATGCTGTTGCAATTCCTCCCAGATTTGATATAATTAAGTTATATTAATTTGGGAGGCGGAGTATGGATAATTTCTTTTTTGCGCTTATTGTACTGGGAATATTAAGCTTTTGCGTTATGATTATAGTTGATTTTATTTTCGTGCTTATGCGAAAAGAGGTGCGTGTAAAATATCTTTTGATACCAGCGGTTGCATTTATTGTAGGTTTTTTCGGATTTGCAGCTTCAGTCAAGCCAAGTACAAATAGCGATTCTGTAAAAGAAAGCCAAATAGTAGAAAAAACTACAGCAGAAGCAACGACGGAAGAAGAGACGTCTACTGTAGAGGAGACGACCGCAGCAGAAGAAACAACAACGCAGCCGGAAACAGAGGAAACAACTACTGAAGAGGAAACTACAGTTGCAGAGACTGAAAGTGAAGATGAGTTCAAGTCATCGTGCCAGGAGATCGGATACAAGAAACTGTTAAGGACGCCAGATGATTATGTTGGACAGAGGATTGTTATAACAGCGGAAGTACAGCAGGTGATCGATGGTGGCCTGTTTGATGATGGCAAATATTATCGAGTACAGACGGACAACAACGGTTCGGGATATTATTTTGATGATGAGTATTTCATGTATGATAACCGTGTTGATGATAATATGAAAATCCTCGATGGCGATGTCCTGAAAATCTACGGAGAATTCACCGGACTGGAAACTATGAAACGTGTCATTACCGGATCCAAAGATGAAGTTCCAGCAATCAAAGCGTATTATATCGAGTTAATAAGTGAGTAGCACACAGCACCCCGAGCGATCAGGGTGCTTTTCTTCTGCCCGAAAGAGAGGTGATACAGTTGTTAGATGAGCGGCAGGCAACAATATACGTAAACGGCAAGCCCTTCCCTTCCCCGAAGAGAGGGCTTAATTTTATCGCATCGACTATTGTCACGTCGTCCCGTAATGCAAACGGTGAAGTGGTAGGCCAAAAAGTAGGCCGCGATCAGAATAAGCTTGACTCTCTTGTCTGGCCAGTACTGGACGCGGAGACATGGTCTGAAATGCTCCGGGAATTCAGCAACTTCTACGTTACGGTAAAGTTCCCGGATATGGTCACAAACAAATGGAAGACGCTCAAAATGTATCCCAGTGACCGGAGCGCGGAGCCTTACGAGGTGGACGAAAACGGATTCCCGACGAAGTATATTAATTGTAAAGTAAACCTGATTGACTGCGGGGTGATTGATTAATGCAGACAGTAAGCCGCGAATATAAGCGGAGCATGAAAGAGAAGCTGCGGAACCGGTCCTATATCCGGGTGACAATCGGTGTTATTAACCAGGAAGCGCAATCATCAGCCTATGTGCCGCGCCCTGAAAATTACACCTATTACAGCAACCTGAAATGGCCCCTGGATAATTACCAGGTGCAGGAGCTGTAT